CCACAACATGCACAGTTAGCTGATAGAGATTTTCAAAGAAAACTTAGATTATTAAAAGTAGATTATGCTACTAAAAATGATTATATGAGAAGTGATACGATTGCAGAAAGTATTGCAACAAACATAGGAGCTAGAGCAAACTAATGGCTATTAGAGAAGAAAATAAAAAAGTTCAAGATAATATGGATTATAAATCTGATAAAGATAAAATGCAAGAAAGAATGCTAATGGCAAAATTGAATAAAGTTGAACAAAGAGCATATGATAATTTAAAAAGAGCTGATGAATTAAATATGCTTAATGATGAACAAAAAGAACAATTAAAAAAATTAGAAGAAAAAAGGAAACAATAAAAATGGTTAAAGTAAAAAAAACTCAACAGCAAATTATAGCAGAAAATGAAAAAATTTCTGATCAAATTTTAAAAGACCTTAGATCAAAAGGTGGTGATAATATGAATGGTGAAGCAATGGCAGATGAAAAACTAATGGCTGGAATTAGTTTTAGAGATCTTAAAAAAATGCCAGGAAAAACTATAACAGAAAAATTACAAAAAGCTGGTATAAAAAATATTCCAAAAACTTTAACTTTAGATAAAGCAATACAATTATTAAATAAAAAAAGAGCTAATTAATTAAATGCCAACAACAGATTTAATATCCCCATTTGTTGTAAGTTGTGCTGGTGGTTTAACATTGAATAAAGATGTATTCTCAATGCAACCAGGTGAAGCATTAATCTTACAAAACTTTGAACCCGATATTAAGGGTGGATATAGACGTGTTAGTGGCACAGCATTATATAATACAACTCAAATACCAGAAGGTAGTAGTAATTCAAGTTTAGTAGTTGATTGTTCTATTATATTTAATGGACAAGTAATTGTAGCAAGAGGTGGTGATATTCATAGAGGAACTACATCAGGAAGTTTTACATCATTAACTACAGGTTTAGGAACTTCAACTCAAGCATACGATTTTGAAAAATTTAATTTTAATGGCACTGATAAATTAATTATAGCAACAGGACATTCACCTGCACAAATAATTAATACTAGTTTTGCAGTAGATGTGGTAAATGCAACAGGTGGTGGAAGTGCTCCTAGTAATCCTAAATTTGTAAAAGCATTTCAAAATCATATGTTTTATGCTGGTGCAGCTAATTCACAAGAAGTTATATTTAGTGTACCATTTGAAGAAGATAATTTTACTACAGGTAGTGGTGCAGGATCATTTAGAGTTGACTCTACAGTTGTAGGATTAAAAGTATTTAGAAATGAGTTAATTATATTTTGTGAAGATAGAATTTATAAATTAACAGGAACATCATCTAGTACATTTGCAGTGCAAGAAGTTACTAGAAATATTGGATGTAGAGATGGTGGTAGTATTCAAGAGATTGGTGGTGATGTAATATTTTTAGCACCAGATGGATTAAGAACTATTGCAGGTACAGCAAGAATTGGTGACGTTGAACTTGGATCTATATCTAGACAAATACAATCTAGAATTGATGAAATAGGTTTAAATAGAATATCATCATTAGTTATTAGATCTAAATCTCAATATAGAATATTTTATCCAACAACAGGTGGATCACAAGGTTCATCAAAAGGAATTATAGGTGTATTAAAAAATAATCCTAATAGAGGATCTATTGGATTTGAATATGCAGATATGGTTGGTATTAAACCAGCATGTACAGATTCTGATTTTATAAGTGGAACTGAAACTCAAGTATTTGGTGGGTTTGATGGATTTCTTTATAAAATGGAAACAGGAAATACATTTGCTGCAGGATCTGCAAATAATACAATTCAAGCAGTATATAGATCACCTGATATGGTAATGGGTGATCCAGGTTTAAGAAAATATATGCAAAGAGTTAATCTTAACTATCAAGGTGAGGGTTCTACTATTGATGCAAGTTTAGCATTAAGATATGATTATGATGATCAAAATAGTCCACAACCTACAAAAATAAGTTTACCAAATGCAGGTGGTGCTGGTCAATATGGAGCTGCTTCTTATGGAGCTTCTTTGTATGATGCATCAGGTGTACCACTTTTAAGACAAAGTATTGAAGGATCTGGTTTTGCAGTTGCATTACAAATAGATGATCAAAATAGTGCAGATTCATTTTCAGTTAAAGGCTTTCAATTAGAATTTACCCCAGGAGGAAGAAGATAATGGCAGGATATTCATCACGACAATCCACATTTACAACAGGCGATACTATACTTGCAGCTCATTCTAATGATGAGTTTAACCAACTGTTAGCTGCGTTTAACGCAACAACAGGACATACTCATGATGGAACTGCTGGTGAAGGTGGTCCTATTGGATCTATTAGAGATGCTGATTCTTTAAATAAAGTATTAATTGATTCTACTAATAATCATTTAGAATTTTATGTTGAAGTATCATCTTCAGCAGTACAACAATTAAGAATACAAGATGGTGCTATTGTACCTATAACTACTAATGATATAGATTTAGGAACTTCTTCTCTTGAGTTTAAAGATGCATTCTTTGATGGGACAGTTACAACTGATGCTTTAACAGTATCTGGCACAGCTAGTTTTGGAGCTGGTGCTATAAGTCTAGCAGGATTAGATATTGATGGCGGAACTGATATAGGTGCTAATTTAGCTGATGCTGATTTATTAATAGTTGATGATGGTGCTGGTGGAACTAATAGAAAAATGGCAGCATCTAGAATTCAAACATATATTGAAGGAAAGATTAGTGGTGATATAACTATTTCTAGTGGAACAGCTGCAATAGGTTCAGGTGTTATTGTTAATGATGATATTAACTCCAGTGCTGCAATTGCAGATTCTAAATTAGCTACTATATCAACAGCTGACAAAGTTTCAGGTGCTGCAATACAAGTAGATGGTGCTACAGATGGTACAAGTATTACAGTAGCAGATTCAGATAAACTTTTAATAGATGATGGTGGTACTACAAAATATATTAATGCTTCACAATTAAATACTTATATAAGTGCAGAAGCATCTTCTTTAGCTGCAGATAATCTTACAACTGGTGATGCAGCAGTTACTCTTGCTACATCTACTGGTAATATTACTGTTGATGCACAAGGTAATGATACAGATATTATATTTAAAGGAACAGATGGAAGTGCAGATACTACATTCTTAACAATTGATGGTAGTGCTGCAGGTGCAGCTTCATTTAATAGTGATGTTACAGTTGGTGCTTTACTTAAAATGCCAGATGTTACATCTGCAAAAATATTAGTAGCTGATGGCACGTCTTATGAAGAAGTAGCAGTTTCTGGTGACATTAGTATTGCATCAAATGGTGCAGTAACTATTGCCGCAACTTCAGTAGAAAATTCAATGTTAGCTGGATCAATAGCAGATAGTAAATTAAATACTATTTCAACTGCTGGTAAAGTAGATTTAGCAGCATTAGAAATAGATGGTGGTACAGATATTGGTGCTGATTTAACTACATCAGATTTAATTATAGTTGATGATGGTGCAGGTGGTACAAATAGAAAAGCAGCATTATCAAGATTAATAACATTAGTAGATGCTAATGCAGGTTTTGCAACAAAAGGTTTTGCAACAGCAATGGCAATTGCATTATAATAGGAGGATAAATGGCTCAAGATTTTGAATCAAACGGTGCACAAATAACAAACTCAAATACTACAATATTTACATCAGATTCTGATGATGCAATTGTTGGCTTAAGATTAGCTAATATTCTTACATCAACAGTAACATGTAGTATATTTGTAAGTGAGGGCGGATCAACAACAAGATATCTTGTAAAAGATTTAAGTATTCCACCAGCAAGTTCTGTAGAACTAGTTAATGGTGGAGCTAAAATTGTATTACAAACTGGTGATATATTAAAAGGTATTTCATCTGCAGCAAGTAGTGTTGATGTTTGGTGTAGTGTTGTAGATAGTATTAGTACATAATAATTATAGAGAGGAAATATGGCAGCAACAATAAATGGTGTTTTATACATAGGTGATAAACCTGCATCAGAAGAAGTATTTGAACATGCATCAGTTATGGATGAAAAAATGTTTATAGAAGGTAATGCAGTTCTAGCAGGACCAGTAACATTTACATCAACTGTAACGATAGCAGGAACATTGGTAATAGTATAATGAGTAAAATAGAAGTAAATACAATAGACGTACAGTGTGGTTCAACGCTTACAGTTGGATCATCTGGTAAAACTGTAACGCTTGCAACTGGTGCATCTCAATCAGGTTTTGGTCGTACTGGAACTGTAGATTGGTGTACAACTGCAAAAACAGGAAATTTTACAGCAGTGAATGGAAAAGGTTATTTTGTTAATAGTACAAGTGGAGCAATAACTGTTACACTACCATCATCACCAAGTGCTGGAGATATAGTTGCAATATCTGATTATGCAGGAACAGCTGGTACAAATAAAATTACAATTGCAAGAAATAGTTCAAAATTTGAAGGTGGCTGTAATTGTGGTGCTCTTTCTAATAATCGAGAGGCTACAACTTTAGTTTATATAGATGGAACTCAAGGTTGGGTTTCAGTTAATGATACTACTCAAGATTATACAGATAAAGAATATATTACTGCTACTGGTGGAACTATAACTTGTTCAGGAGATTATAAAATTCATACTTTTACAAGCAGTGGATGTTTTCAAGTTACTTCAGTTGGTAATGCAGCAGGATCAAATAAAGTTTCTTATGTAGTCGTAGCTGGCGGTGGTGGTGCAGGTGGAGACGGTGGAGGCGGTGGTGGAGCTGGTGGATTTAGAGAAGGTAAATGCACAGCAGACCCATACACAGATTCTCCACTAGATGCTGGTGCTGGTTTACCAGTTTCAGCGACAACTTATCCAATTACAATAGGAGCTGGTGGATCTGGAGGTGCACAACCAGCAGCAGGAACAAAAGGATCAAATTCGGTATTTTCAACTATTACATCAACAGGTGGAGGAATTGGAGGTGGAAATGGAGCAGCTGGAGACGGTGGTTCAGGTGGGGGTGGTCAAAGAGGATCACCACAAGCAGCTGGATCAGGAAATACACCACCAGTGAGTCCAGCACAAGGAACAAATGGCGGTTCTGGCGGCCCACCAAATGGCGGTGATGGTGGTGGTGGTGGCGGTGGAGCCACAGTAGCAGGTTCAGCAAATGGCCCTAGTAATGTAGGGGGTGCAGGAGGTGCAGGTGCAACTTCTTCTATAACAGGTTCAGCAGTAGCAAGAGCTGGAGGTGGTGGAGGTGGTGCAACACCTGGCCCAAATACTAAAGGTGCTGCAGGCACTGGAGGTGGAGGAGTTGGTGCAGGTTGTGGGGCAAACGCAGCTGCAGGAACAGCAAATACTGGTGGAGGTGGAGGCGGTTCATCAGGATCAACTGGCCCTCAAACAACAGGAGGAGCTGGCGGATCAGGAGTAGTTGTAATAAGATATAAATATCAAAATTAATTAGGTAACATATGACAAGTACAATTAAAGTAAATACAATTCAAGATTCATGTGGAAGTGCACTTGTAGCAAAGTGTAGTTCTACAATAACATTAGGTGCAAGTGGTAAAACTGTTGCATTAGCATCAGGAGCATCACAAACAGGTTTTGGTAGAACAGGAACAGTTGATTGGTGTACAACGGTTAAAACAAATTCACCAGGAGCATTTACTGCTGTAAATGGTAAAGGATATTTTTTAAATACAACATCTGGAACTATATCT